CGTTGCTGACCGTCTGCGCGAACTTGTTCTCCCTGCCGTTGATGTTCATGTTGCTGATTCTCCTTCTATGAAAGACCGCTTCACGCGACTGCGCGCCGAACTTTGGTATGCAGTCAGGGAGTGGCTGGAGCAACGCAATGTCGTCTTCCCAAAAGAACTCTCCTTGGTCGAGAAACTGATGTCGGAACTGGCCGAGCCTCAAGCGATCTTCACTTCGACTGGCAAGGCAGACGTGGAATCCAAAGGGGCGATGAAACAGCGCGGAGTCAGGTCGCCAAACTTGGCTGACGCGCTCTGCCTGACTTTCGCTGGCGGCGGGGCCATCGCCGTGGGCCGCTCCAACGGCAAAAATGGCTGGAAAAAGCCGCTTGTCTGGTCAACTCCGGGCCTCGTGTGAGCCTTCGTTGACCAAAAGTCAGCGAACTGGTAGAGTAAAGCAACTGAACACCTAGCCCGGAGGCCACCATGCCCATTCGCGGAGTCAAGAATCCCTTTCCGAAAGTCCTGCCTCCGACCAACGGCGGTATGTTCTCGGCAAACGGCAAGCAGAAAATGGACCCTGTAAAGCAGTCCGCTATTGTCAAAAAGACCGTGACTGAAGCGATGCGGTCGAACAAAAAGCTCGGCACTAGCTGACTTTGGGGGCAGGTATGGAAGACGACATCTGGGACACTGAATCGTCGGTTCCGCCTGCCGAAGAAGAAGTCATCGACATCGATGACGCAGTCCACGAGCTAGGCGCGCTGATTGAGACTGCCGTCAACTTCATCGACGAGCAGTTCATGCCGGGGTGGGAGACTGCCCAGAAATACTACGACGGCATGACTGACCTCCCGACCATCACCGGGCGGTCGAAAGTCGTGATGACGGCAGTCAGAGACGCTATCAGAAGTGCGCGACCGTCGCTTCTGCGCGTCTTTTTGCAGGCCGACACTATCGTCGAGTACGTCCCTGACGGCATCCGGCCCGCCGAAATGGCGGCACAGCAGTCCAAATTCGTGAATTCGCTGTTCTTCCGCTCAAACGGCTACCGCGCACTCTACGATTGTATGCAAAACGCCATGCTCAAGAAGCTCGGCGTGATGAAATTCTGGTTCGATGACTCGACCGAAGTCAAATACATCGAAGTGACCGCCGTCCCAGCCGCAGAGCTTGAGACTTTGATGACGCGCTCCGACGTCCAAGTGCTGGAAGTCGCGCCGTCCGAGTCCATGCCGATGATGTTCGCCCCGGACGGGTCGGAAATCCCACTTTTCGACGCTGAAGTCGCTGTTTTTACTCAAAACGGCACAATTCGCGTCGAAAACGTGCCTCTGGAAGAGTTTTTCATCGACCAGAACGCCTCTGGTCTTGAGGACTTCCGCGTCGTCGGGCACCGCCGCCAGATGCGCGTCGGCGACGCCGTTGCGATTGGCCTCGACTACGATGCTCTCGACAATCTCGACACCTTGGACCCGGAACTCTACGCCGGGGCCGGGGAATCGCAGTATCGTCGCGGCTACGCGAAGGTAGAAGAGCAGCAGTCGATGGACCGCATGATGCGGCTCGTTTTGATCACCGAATGCTACGCCCGCTACGACCTCGACGGCACTGGCATCCCGCAACTCTACCGTTTCTGGCTTGGCGGCAGCAGCTACGAGCTTCTGGACTACGACAAGGCGGACCAAGTGCCGTTCGGCCTTATTTCCGTCGATCCAGAGCCAAATACCGTCTTCGGAAAGTCGGTTTTCGACATCACGAAGAGCGAACAGGACACGATGACGTCGCTGATGCGCGCGACTGTCGATAACGCGCACCTGTCCAACAACCGCCGTCTTGCTATCCACGACACCCTCGTCAACCTCGACGACGTGCTCAATCCCGCCATTGGTGCCCCTATCCGCACCAAAGCGCCCGGACAAATCCAAGAAATCGGCGTCCAGTCCACGATTTCCTCCATGCTGCCCCTCCTGCAGTTCCTGCAGCAGGACACGGAGAAGAAAGTCGGTATCACTGGCGCTGCAATGGGTCTGGACCACGACGCGCTGCAGTCCACGACCCGCGACGCTGCCATGAACACGATCCAGCTTTCGCAAGGCCAAGTCGAAGTCATGGCTCGCAACATCGCTGAGGGCCTGAAGACCGTCTTCAACGGGATACTGAAGCTGTCGATCTGGCACATGCCGCGCAAGCAAGTCATGGAAGTCAGCGGAGCCTACATCCCCGTAGATACAGCGATGTTCGATCCTACGCTGTTCATGCGCGCGAACGTGGGCTTGGGCACCGGGGACGCGACCGAGCGTCTTGCTGGCTTGCAGGGCGTCCTCGCCCAGCAGAAGGAAATCGTAGCCACCCTTGGGCCGATGAACCCAATCGTGACCTACCGCAACATCTACAACACGCTCGAAGACATCACCAAGCTCTACGGCATCCACAACGTCAGCCGGTACTTTGCCGCCGTGACGCCGGAAGTCGAGCAAATGCTCGCGCAGCAGGCCCAGCAGGCTGCTCAAAGTCAGCAGCCAGTCGTCGATCCGGGCACCGCCCTGATTGAGTCCGAGAAGATCAAATCGCAGCTAAAAGAGCGGGAACTCTACGTCAACGCCCTGCTGGACGAGCGCAGACTGGCTCTTGAGAACCAGATGAAGGCCATGCAGTACGCCGCAGAAGACGATCTTGCGCGCGACAAGATGGCCCAAGAACTCCAGATCGCTGCCTCAAAATCCCGTGTGGACGAGCAGAAGATCAGACTTGAGCAAGAGAAAGTCAGGGCAGCGCCCTACTCCGCCCCAACAACCGAACCAGTGACGGTGCCGAATGTCTGACTCCTTGGCAAAAGCCAGAAAAGCCCGCGAACTACTGCAAGATTCCGTAGTCACTGAAGTTTTGAATCAGATGATCGCGGAAGCCTTCGCAGAATTTTGTTCCGTTGAGTCAGAAGACACTGTAAAGATGACCCACATTCACGCCCGAGTCAGGGCTGTGGACACATTTCGAGCAACACTTCGCAACATCGCGAGGACGGTCGATGAAGGGAAATCTTGATGGCTCTCGAAGCCGCTGAAACACCGCAGCGTATGTCTATGGACGAAATTGCTGCTTCCATGCTTGTCAAAGCCGACCCTGTTCAGGAGGCTGAAGACGACACCGCTGTTGACGAGGCGGAAGATGAAATCGTCGAAACTGCGTCTGAAGACGACGCTTCTACGCCGGAAGTCGATGACGACGGCGAAGTTCCTACCGAAGACGCTAACGAAGCAGATGATGAAAACTTCGAGGCTTTCCAACTAACCGACGACACTCTCGTCTCGGTGACAGTAGATGGGGAAGAGAAAGAAGTAACGCTCGCTGACTTGAAACGCGCCTTTTCTGGTGAAGGAGCAATCGAAAAGCGCCTGCAGATCGCTACGGAAACGAAAAAACAGGCCGAAAGCCTGAAGTTTTCCGTCGAGCAGGAGCTAAACACTGGTCGTCAAAACCTCGTGAAAGCGTTTTCTGCGTTCGAGAACTTGATGTTCCAGCCTCTCGTCAACCAGCCTGATATGTCGCTTCAACAGTCAAACCCGACCCAGTATCTCATGCAAATGGAGAACTGGAGGGCAGACCAAGCGCAGCTTCAAGAGAAGCGCGCTAAAGTGCAGCAGGCTGTAGCGTTGTTCCACCAGCAAGAGGCGCAAGCGCGCGACCAGATGAAGGTCCAAGCTGCCCAGCGTCTCGTAGAGGCGATGCCTGTGCTGCGTGATCCCGTAAAGGGTCCAGAACTGCAGAAAATGATGGTCGAGGGCGCACGCTCTTATGGCTTTCAAGACGCAGAACTGGCCGAAATCGTGGATGAACGGATGTACTACGTCTTGGCCGACGCCGCTGCTTATCGCCGCTTGAAGGCGAAAGGGCAGGCCAACCCAGTCATCCCGAAGAAGACAACGCAGGTTATGAGGCCCGGAGCAACCAAGTCAGTCGCCGCAGCAACCACCATAGCGAGGCAGCAGAAGGCCGCTCTTGAAAAAGCGAGAGGGTCTGGTCGGTTGGAAGACATTGCCGCCACCATGCTCGTCCGCAAGCCAAAAAGGTGATCTATCATGGCTGTTGATGCTCAAACCATCGAAACCTACGACAACACTGTTATTCGGGACGACCTCGAACAGCAGTACACGATGATTTCGCCCGAAGAAACGCCGTTCCAGACTGCCATTGGCACTGGTCCTGCGGCTACGGCCACTTACCACGAGTGGACTGTGGTTGAACTGGCGACGCCCTCGACCTCGAACCGAGTGATCGAAGGCGACGATGCTCCGGGCGAAGATGACGGAACGCTGGGTAAGCGCTTCGGCAACTACACCCAGATCAGCGACAAAATCGTGTCTGTGTCGAACACGTCGGAAGCTGTCGATGCTGCCGCCGAAAACGTCCAGCGCCTTGCTGCTCAGGTCGCCCTGAAGCTCAAGGAAATGAAGCGCGACATGGAGTCGATGCTTCTGCAGAACGTCGCTGCCGCTTCCGGCTCGTCCGGTACGGCTCGTGCGGCTGCTGGTCTGCCTGCTTGGCTCCGCTCGAACGTCGTGCTGGGTTCTGGCGGCGCTGTTCCGACTCTGTCGGGCACGACTGTCGGCCACCCGAGCGGTACGCTGACTCCGGGTACTGCAGTCGCCCTGACTGAAGCAAACCTGAACCTCGTGATTGAAGAATGCTGGACCGAGGGCGCTACGCCGTCGATCATCATGGTCAACGCGAACAACAAGCGCGTGATTTCCCAGTCCTTCACCGGGAACGCCACGCGCTACAAGGACGCTATCGACAAGCGCCTGACTGCTGCTATCGACATCTATGACTCGGATTTCGGCGAACTGACTGTTGTTCCGAACCGTTTCCAGCAGACCACTGCCTCGAACAACTACTCGGTCTACGTTCTGGACCCTGAGTATGCGTCGCTGTGCTTCTTGGAAACGCCGCGTCAGACGGAACTCGCCCAGACCGGCCACGCAAAACGCCGCATGGTCCACTGCGAGTACACGCTGAAAATGTCGAACGAGAAGGCCCACGGCGCAGTGCACGCTACCACTGGTGCTGCTCCGACCTGATAACTTAGAAGGCGGCAGGCAACTGCCGCCTTCGCTCACCTCTGGAGGAACTCCATGACTGAAGAAAACACCGCGCCGGAAACGCTGATTGAGGCGGTCGAAGAGGCACCCAAGCGCCGTGCCCGCAAGGCCGACGAGGCGACGGAAGTAGCCCCGAAAATGGCGAAATACGAAGTCATCAACGGCGCTATCGCCCCTTACGGCGCTGCTTGCCGTGACCTGACTCCGGTCGGCGCGATCATCGAACTGCCCGCTGACTTGGCGAAGCACTACAACAAGCTCGGCTACCTCAAGCCGTACATTGAGGACTGATATGAGCCTGCCCGTTCAGCCGATTACCGAGCGCCTCGTCCTTAGTTCAGACGGGAAATCGTTCCATTTCGTAAAGCAGCAGAACGTGCAGCTTATCATCGACGCCGCCAAGGACGCAGCCGAGACGCTGCGTCCGAACACTGGCCCAGTCGGCAGCAAGTACCTCGGCACTGTGCCCGTCCTTATCGCCCAGCAGTGGTCGAAAGAATGCGGAGCACCAGTGGGGTCGCGCGAGTGGGCGAAGTATGCTAAAGGGAAGCTGCAAGACGGTACTTGGGCGCGTCTAAGGGTGCATCAGAAATGAACTACTCGCAGTTTACCGCCTACATCGCGCGCTTCGTCTGGCGCAACGGCGACGCCGTGTTCGAGGCAGACCTCGGCAACATGGTGGACATGGCCCACGCCAGACTGAACCGCGATCTGCGGATTCAGCGCATGGTCGTAACTGCGACACTCAATCTGACTGCTGACTCGCTGGCGCTGCCTGCTGACTACATGGAACTGCGAACCATCACGTCGGACAGCCAGCCTGCTCCTTTGCAGTACGTCAGCCCCTACGAGCGAGAGCGGATCAAGTTAGCCAACGCCGCTGCCTTCCAGCCGATCTACACAGTGGCTGGCAACACGCTCCTGTTCGTCGGCCCAATGGCTGCAACAGACAGCCCGCCGCGTACCGTCACCCTGACGTACTACGCCAAAATTCCTGACTTCGCTGTCACGAACACATCGTGGCTGGCGGACGAGTATTTGGACCTCTACACCTACGCTGTTCTTCGTCACACGCCCGCCTATTTGAAAGACGACGAACGTGTGGCACTGTGGAAGAACGAGTACGACGAGACACTGGCGTCAGTAAAAGACGCCGAAGCAGGGCGACGCTATGCTGGCAGCCCACTGCGGCCCATGATGCCCGGAGTCGTCGCCTGACGCCGGACTGAGGAGATAGACGATGCCAGACAGCACAACGACAAACTACGCCTTAGTGAAGCCCGAAGTTGGGGCAAGCTCGGACACTTGGGGAACCAAGTTGAACACCGATCTGGATAGTCTTGACTCGCTCCTGTCTGGCGGGACTCCTCTTGTCGCGCTGCAGATCGACAACGTGAACCTGAACGGCAACACGGTGTCCACCACGAACACGAACGGGGACCTGACGCTCACGCCGAACGGCACGGGCGCGGTTGTGGTATCTGGCGACGCGACCTTCTCCAAGGCGATCAAAGAGACGGTCTACGCCCTGACTGGCACGACGCCAGCCCTAGACCCGTCCAACGGCACTGTGCAGACGTGGACTCTGACTGGTAACTCGACGCCGACAGACAGCTTCGCCGCTGGCGAAAGCATGAATCTGATGATCGACGACGGTACGCTCTACTCCGTGACTTGGCCGTCTGTGGTATGGAAATCAAGCGGCGGATTTGCTCCTGTCCTGAACACGACGGGCTTCACCGCGATCATCCTATGGAAGGTCGGCACGACACTGTATGGCGCGCGGGTAGGGGACGCATAATGCTTTCGAGCAAGATGCAGAGCGCGACTTATGTGAAGCCAGACGCCTTGGCGGTGTCGCACGGCGGCACTGCTCCGTTTATCAGTGTCTACCCTTGGTACGAAGAAGGTTTTGGTACGAAGTTCGCCGATCCGACAACGCCGATGACCTCAAGTGGGGGCGGAGTCGTTTTTCACCCAAGCGGCAATGCTATAGCTGTTGCCTCATCGACCACCAGCTTTTCGGTTTATCAGTGGGAAGGTCTAGGATTCGGCACCAAGTACGTTAATCCTACGGACCTCATCAATCCGTCGGAAGTGCTGTTCAGCCCCGACGGCAACGTGATTTTTGCTGGGTTTTCCGCCTATGCTTGGTCGAGCGCCGGTTTTGGCGCTCCCTACACCAACTTTACTACAGATTATTCGTTCACGGGTCGGTCCTTAATTTGGGTTACTTAAAAACGCTACGCCAGACGCGTTTCCGGTTGGGAGGGTCGCCGGGTCAGCAAACTTTGTACCGAAGCCGGATGACGACCATTGGTATACCGCGATTGGGCGCGCCGCAGCAGGAGACGTACCGCTACTGCTGGCGACTGCAACAGCGGAGCCAGACCCGTTAAAGG